AATGTCTTCAGTGCCTATCCTGGTGTTAGAACCAAAGGTTCTAAAAACAAAGTTGGTCTACTGGATGCTTACGAAGACATGAGCAAAAAAGGTTTCAATTGGAACAATCTAATGTTGCAACACTGGACCGACCATAATGGTGAAGAACACAGAGTGTTGGATGATTATCAACGCAACCGCACACTGATTGATCTAAAAGCACAACCCGAACATGTGCGTGGTTGGATTGATGCCACCATCAAAGAGGGCAGTGTCAAACTAAATCGTCCAATGATTGGTGCACAATTTTTGAAGTTTTGTGGTAAGTACGAGTTAGCCAAACTCAGCGAGCATGCAACCAGTTATGCCGATTTTATGAGTTCTGCTTATCCAGGAGACTGATATGGCAAACTACACCGAGTATTTTAACAGAATAGGATACAAAGGCACGTATTCCATTGGCGACAGAGTTTTTGGTAAATGGAACAAAATTCCTTTTGTTGGATCTGTTGGTAATGATACTCTGGTGAATCACCAAGAAGGACCATATGTAACAGTTAGTCTTGACTTGCCATTGAAATACAATGATGTGGTCTACAGTGTTATCAAAGTAAAACACAAGGATATCAAACCACTGAAGGTGCTGTGAGCGGCACCTATTTTTAGGTAAATACAAACTACATCGACTATGAAAACCAATCAATCTATTTTACCGTTCCGTGCTTGGTGTTCAAGACTGTGGGAAGAAAATTGTATTGAACGCGAAGGTTTTCGCGAACCCTGCATGGATTTAAGTCAGTATTTTAACACCTACAAGTACTGGCTGAAACGAGAATATAAATTTCAAAAAAGCAAATCACAATGACCGAAAACTTAACTGCGCGACTAATTCTTAAAAACAAATATTGGATTGTTGAATCCGATGGAGGCCAACAAATTGCTACCATACAGGCAGTTGAAGACGGCAGTTTTGTTTATGCTGGCCCAAACGGCAGGGAACGTTATCCCAGCATTAAATTACTAAGCAAAGCTCATAATGTAACCATTGACAACACAGTTGCAAAAAAACCCAAGTCAGCCAACACTGATTACAGTGTTTACAATTTGCCGGTCAATACCAAACCGTGGAATGTGTTGTATGATGTAAAACATCAATTTCCCATTTACACCAAAACTTCCAAAAGCAAGAGTTATTACTGTGCAGGATATTATTTGATTAAATTCAATCACGGCTGGGCCAAAGCATATTGTCCTAAATTTATTACTTTAAATAGATACGAATTCACTGGTCCGTTTAAGTCAAAAGAAGCAATGTTAGAGGCCTTGAAAAATGTCAAATGATAATCTAAGTTTACATCTACGAATGTTCAACGACAAAGTTCGGTTGATGAATCAAACTGGAAAACCAAATTTGACATTGACTGCACAAGAAGCAAGAAACATTCAAGCAGATTTGTTTGAGTTATTGGGACAATGTGCAAAATTGAGTCAATTGGCCACAGCACAAGACGAAGTTATCACTGTTAATTTTGACGGCGGCGGTTTCTAAAAATGCGTAGTTTTATAGATAAATATTAATATGAGTAGAAGCAAGCCCGATGTGCTGATTGAGCATGTCAATAAAACAAATTATAAAACCGAACAGGTTTTAAGTAGCACAGGAATATGGGCAGTATTCTACGATAACCAACCTATTAATTTAAAATCAGGTAATATGTTGGTCAGTTATCCTGGTCCCAAATACAAGAAAACAAGTTTTTCAAATCCCGGGCATGCTATTAATCTAGCAAAGAAACTAAACACATTATTTAAAACTGATAAATTCACAGTTCAGTTATTAAAAAGCGGTGATCAAGTTTACCCCTAAACGATATACGCAATCTCAATTATCTAAAATATTTGCGTCTCAATCAAATAGAACTTCTGCTGAATTAAAATTTATTTGGAATAATCATACCGATAATAACAGTTTAAGATTGAGTTTAATTGGTTATCAATTTATAATCAAAGAGCTTAAATTAAACGTTTATCAATTTGATTTAACAAAACCGTTGACCAATAAACATCTATTGCAACTAGAACGATTATTCCCAGGGCCATATTATTATTGGAACAGAACTTCTAAATTTATTGTTCTAGACGAACAAGATGCCAGTTGGTTGCAGTTAATGGGTGGTGATTTGGCCAGTTATTTACAAAATCTAGAAGATAATACTTAAGTACTACAAAAACCCTACACAGCTTAGGGTCTTGCTCAAAATTCGCTGTTTTGCTATAATATTGACATAGCGTAACAAAACAGGAGCCCAAAATGGCATACATGAATCAAGAGCACAAAGCAAAGTTGGCACCCACCATCAAAGCAATTTGCAACAAGTATGGTATCAAAGCGTCAATTGCAGTACGCAATCACAGCACTTTGGTTTTGAACATCAAGCAAGGCTCCATTGATTTCATTGAAAACTACATCAGCACCGACGCTGAAAAACGCTATGGTCAGCCAATGTCAGCTGATCAAGTTGCTTACATCCGCAAAAATCGCAGTCTGGATGTGAACACTTATTGGGTCAAAGATCACTACTCCGGCGAAGCAAAAGCATTTCTGACAGAAATGATTGCCGCAATGGAAGGCCCTGATTTCTTCAACGAAGACGATGCCCAAACTGACTACTTCCATCGTAGCCACTACATTGACATCAACATTGGCTCTTGGGACAAGCCCTATGTCTGTGTTGCAGAATAACCACAGACAATAATTCAACAAACTGCTATAATTAAATTTTACTTGAAAGGAAAGAGAAATGGCCAAAGAAGGAATCACCGAACACCGTTCAGTCACCAGCGAGTCTGCTCGACGTTTGGTTACCAAGTGTTTTAAAAATCAACGCCCTGTGTTTTTGTGGGGCCCCCCGGGCATTGGCAAATCCGAAGTTGTTGCCGGCATTGCCAAAGATCTCGATGGATTTATGATTGATCTGCGTTTGGCGCAGATGGAACCCACTGACTTGCGTGGTATTCCTTATTACAACAAAGACACTGGTTTGATGGATTGGGCTCCCCCGATTGATCTTCCCAGCGAAGAAACTGCCAGCCAGTATCCAGTTGTGGTTCTGTTCTTGGACGAAATGAACAGTGCGGCGCCTTCTATTCAGGCCGCGGCCTATCAGTTGATTCTGAACCGTCGCATCGGCAAATACAAACTGCCTGACAATGTTGTGGTTATTGCAGCCGGTAACCGTGAAAGCGACAAAGGTGTTACCTACCGTATGCCTGCTCCGTTGGCTAACCGTTTTGTTCACTTGGAAATGCGGGTGGATCATGCCAGCTGGGAACAATGGGCTACCATGAATCGTATTCACAAGGATGTGGTTGGTTACATTGGCTTTGCCAAACAAGATCTCTACGACTTTGATCCGCGTTCTAGTTCGCGTTCGTTTGCTACTCCACGTTCATGGACCTTTGTCAGTGAACTGTTGGAAGACGAAGACATGGGCGAAGGTGATATCACTGATTTGGTGGCAGGTGCTGTGGGCGAAGGTGTTGCGGTTAAATTTATGGCTCACCGTAAAATTGCAGGACAATTGCCTCGACCTGAAGATGTGCTGGCAGGCAAAGTCAAAGAGCTCAAAGTCAAAGAAGTGAGTGCCATGTATTCGCTGGTGGTGTCAATGTGCTATGAGCTCAAGGATGCTTCTGACAAAATTGGTGGCAAGCCTAACCCAGAATGGCACAACATGGCTGATAACTTCTTCCGATTCATGATGGATAATTTTACCACTGAATTGGTTGTTATGGGCGCACGTACTGCTCTTACTACTTACAACCTGCCGTTTGTGCCAGGTAAACTCACTAACTTTGATGAGTTCCACAAACGTTTCGGCAAATACATTGTTGCCGCGTCACAAAAATAATCAACGGGGCTTAGGCCCTGTTGGTTATTAACGATCAAGGGCAGAGCTTTCCTCCTTTCACTCGTAAGTCCCTTATCTTTACAAGTGTGCAGAATTTGTCCGAAATTCGCATTTCTGTTATAATATAAACATTACAAAGGAACACAACATGGCTTCTGCTACTGGCACTCAAAATCCCGACTCAATTGGTGGTCGTTTGTCCGACACTGTTGACTCTGCACTTGACCGTTCCGTGCGCGAAAAATTAGTAACTGCACGAATTGGTCTACTGCTCAAAGCACCGTTTTTTGGTAACTTGGCCACTCGCTTGGAATTGGTAAATGCTGATTCGTGGCTGGCCACTGCTGCCACCGACGGTCGCAAATTTTATTACAATACTGACTTCTGCAACAAACTCAAAACCAAGGAACTGGAATTCCTGTTTGGGCATGAAGTGTTACACAATGTCTACGATCACATGAGTCGCTTGGGCGATCGCGATCGTCGCTTGTTTAACTGTGCGGCTGACTTTTGTGTCAATGCTGACTTGATTGAACAGCGCATTGGTGACAAAATTACTCCCTGCTTGTACGATGTAAAGTACAAAGGTTGGAGCGCCGAAGAAGTCTACGACGACCTTTACGAAAACGCAGAAAAAATCGACATCAGTGACTTGTTGGACAAGTTGCTGGACGAGCACCTCGACGGTGAGGGTGACGGTGATGGGTCAGGCGACGGTGACGAAAAAGACGGCAAAGGTCGTCCGCGTTTGAGCAAAGAAGAACGCGATCGTATCCGCGACGAAGTCCGTGAAGCAGTTCTACAATCTGCGCAGGCTGTGGGTGCTGGCAATCTCCCTGGCGGAGTCAAGCGACTGATCCAATCGTTGACTCAACCCGTGGTTAACTGGAGAGAACTGTTGGAACAACAAATTCAAAGCACTGTAAAAAGTGACTTTAGCTGGATGCGTATGAACCGCCGGGGTTGGGGCATGGATGCTGTTTTGCCTGGTATGACTCCTGGTACTCAAATTGATGTTGTGGTTGCCATTGACACTTCGGGTTCTATCAGCAACGACGATATTCGAGACT